CAACCCCCGCCGCGATGCTAGAGAAAATTGGATACTTTATTTTGAAGAAATGCTTGCGAGGACAGATTGTAAAACATTTAGAGAAATATTGCGAGAAGTGGGAAATCGACATATAAAACGAGGCCAAAATTCCTACGAACAACTAAAATCAAGTATACCGTATAGCAATACACTTCGTTTTTGGGAGGAATGTGAAAATGAGTGATTGGTTTACTGTTCTTAAAGATGTTAAGCAAGTTTCCTCAACGGGTATTAGAACTAAATTAGGTAAAACTCCATTAACTATGGGCGATGATGATGATTGCTGCCAAGAAGCAAAAACTGCTTATAAACGTGCATATATTATGGCAAATGATTATAAGTCAACATCGACTGGGTTTGGTGGTTACTATGGTATAACAGAAGAATCTGACCCGCTTGATGATTATGATAGTCTTGTTAGGGAAGAGATTTTTACTACTTTTATTGATGATTCTTCTTGTGATGAATTTAAAGAACAAATAAAATATATTTCTCGTTATCCTGATATAAAACCATATATTGATAAAATTTTAAGTGATTGGGAGGAATGTGAAAATGAGTAGTTGGCAAGGCATTCTTAAAGATGTTAAACAGATTCAATCAACAGGAATAAGAACTAAATTAGGAACAACCCCATTGACAATGGGAGATGATGACGATGACGTTGACTGTTGCAGAAAAGCACATTTGGATATGTTAAATCTTATGGATTCAATTTATGAACATCGTACCTTATCACAACTATTCAGAAATGGTGCATATGTAGCAATGGAGGACTTACAAGAATTGATTCTTGATGAAGATGGATGTGCTAAATTGGATAAACTGATTGAAGATTATTGGCAATATTTTTGGGATATTCAAAGTCATTTTAGAATGAAAAATAATTCTCAAGAATATCGTGATGCTACAACTATACTTGATGATATTGATGAAATAAGACTGGAATGGGATTTATGCGATGACTGAAGAAGAAGGTTTATTAGATTTCTCTACGGAGATGGACTTGGAAATTTCCAAGACTTCTTTCCCGTATTTCTTTACTCAAGTATTGGGTTATGACTTTGCACCATTCCATGAAGAATGGTTAGAAACAATTAATGGTACTAAGAGGACTGTTATCATTTGTTCTCGTGACCACGGTAAATCAGTATTTATGCATGCTTGGGCTGTATGGAATCTTTGTTTTCAACCCCCACCATATCAGATGCTATATATTTCTTCTAACCATAAGCAGACCATGGTTCACATGAGAGATATTGATAAGTTATTCAATAAACCAGCCTTGGCAAAGTTTAGACCGAGTAGAGGCTGGGCTATGGGTAATATTACATTAACTAATGGTAATTCAATTCTTGAACGTTCAGTTGGTTCTCAGATTCGTGGACTTCACCCACAAGAAATTATTATTGACGACCCTTTGAAGGAGTTTAGTTTAGCAGCAATTAAACGCGTAACTGATTGGTTCTTTGGAGATATGATTCCAACACTTCACCATAGCGCATCTTTAAGAATGATTGGAACACCTTTTACATATACAGATATTTTTACAGTTCTTGAAGAGAATGATGCTTATACTGTAAATAAATATCCTTGTCTTAACCAATTGAACGAACCGCTTTGGCCTGAGCGTTGGGGTTATGATGCTCTAATGCAACGTAAAGCAGAAGTTGGCTCAATGAAGTTCACGCGTGAATATATGTGTATTCCAATTTCAACAGGTACTTCTTTATTCAATCCTGAACATTTGGATGCTTGTAAAGAATTAGGTAAAAAAGATATATTACGCATGAGGGAAAGAAAAGAACAAGGTTATAGATACTTCGTTGGTGTAGACCCTGCTATTTCAACAGATGGTGACTACAATGTTATTATTGTTTTAGAAGTAGATGATAAAAAGAATAAAAGAATTGTTTTCGTTGATAGACAAAAGAATGTAGAGTTTAGAGAAAATATTAACAAATTAAAGTTAATAGGTAAACTGTTCCAACCTGAATGTATTTACTTAGAAACAAACACATTTGCTAAATCATTTACTCAAGAACTAAGAGATATTACTGACTTAAATGTTCGTGACTTTACTACTACTCGACAGAAAAAACAAGAGATTATTTTGAACTTGCAGATGAATATTGAGAATCATAAGTTAATTTTCCCTAGAGGTAATGATGAATCAAGAAGGGTTACAGATACGATTTTAGAGGAATTATCAATGTTTGCTATCACGGATAGCGGAAAGTTTGAAGGGGTCGGGGCGCACGACGATTTAGTTATGGGGCTTGCCCTTGCCAATGCCGCAACTCACCAAGATGTAGATGTTTTCTTATTATTGGATGATTTAGATATTTTTGGAACAGAAGAACCTGTAAAAACAGATTTCAGAGGAGGTGGAATACTTGGACTTAATTTCTAAAGAAACTGCTATAACTTCTTCTAAACTTAGAGAAACTGCTGACGAATTAGAACCTCTTGAGCAAGAACAAGAACAAATTTTAGAAGAAATTAAAATGTCTTGGTTAAAAAATACTAAGTTAGATAATGAAAGTGATATTGTTAAAGATTTTGCTAGCCATTTTTCTTTAAATTTATCTGATGCTAAGAAGTCTTTTGATAACTTTCCTAAGCAATATATTATTGATGGTAAAGAAATACCAGAAGTAGTTAAGAGTTTAAGAAAGTATAGAAGAACACTTAAGGGTGATAATAAAGAAGAATTAACTAAAAGTATTGAGAATCTAATTGATGCTTATTCTTTGCATTTGGATGATTGTATTAAGTCTATTTATTGGTTATCTAAATATGAATATCCTTTGAAGCAAATGTCATTTAATGAAATGGATTTGAAAAAAATTCATTCAGTAAAAAATTATAGTGAGAGATTAGAATTAGTTGATATTTTGTGTAAATATTGGGAAGCGGAGTTAGATTTGAAAACTACAACATATTCTAAAGAATATTCTAAACTTAATAAATCAATGGCTATTGCTAAAAAGGATTTTAGAAAATTCATTAAAGGCATTACTACTCAAAGTATTAGAAAGAATATTTCTGAACAAGTTAATGATTTTATATTAAAATCTGTTTGTGAAAGGCCGGGAATTTCTGCAAGGCAGATTTATGAGAATATGGATAGTAAATTATACCGGCGTTCTTCTCCACAAATTATTTCCAAGATGGTAGATAGGTTGGGCATCACTAATGTAGATGGTGCGTATTATAAATTATCGGATGATATTAAGAAAGACCTTTATGCTTATACTGCTTCGTTTATTGATTCTGATGGTTATATTACAATTGATAAAAACTATAACCCAAGAGTAGGATTAGTAGCAACGGGTGATAGAGGAAAGGCATTTATGATTCAGATTCAAAAGGAATTAGGCATTGGTAAATTACATCTTGACCAAAAATCCCCACAAGGGACTCGGCCTGTAAATAGGTTAAATTTCTATTCTCAATCTGATATTCATGAATTACTAACTAAGTGTAGGCCACATTTTAGAATGAAAGGTAAAAATGCAGATTTACTTTTGGAATTAGTTCGTATGAAAAAATCTTACAAGAAAGCAGATTGGTATAAGAATCGTTGTGAAGAAATTTTTAAACTTATGAAATATGAGAATCATAAAGACCATGTTGGTTATGATTTTACTAGATATGGTATTGACTTTGAAACAGTTGCTAAATTACATGATAATTGTAAAATGGGAATGATGGATGATTTAGAAGCGATTGTTAAAGAGGGCTAGTTATGGCTCTTAATGGATGTGAAATGGTAGATTTGAATATAACTAAATTAAAATGTAGTGAAAGAACTCATGTAATTAAAGATTGGTGTCATGTTTGTAGAATTAGGAAAATGCAAAAAGAGGTATAATTATGGAACAGTGGTTTGATATATTAAAAGGCGGTCAATGTACTAGAGCAACAAAGAAAACGTCATCTACTGCTAAAGGTAAAAAATGGATGAAGTGTGTCTCTGATGGTAAAGGTGGATATAAGCGAGTACATTGGGGTCAAAAAGGTGTAACTGTTTCTGGCAAAAGAAGTGGTAAGCGCAGAAAATCATTTAGGGCTAGACATAAATGTTCCTCATGTAAAAGCGGAGATAATTCTCCAAGATGTATGGCATGTAGAGATTGGTGATATTATGATTAAAAAGAAATATACTAAAACTAAAATGTTTTTAGATTGTTTGGATGAAATATTTGGTGTAAATGGTGAAAAATTGGAGAGTGAAGAATAATGGTTGAAGAGAAAAGAAGGTTTTCTATTCGGAATCTTTTCCGAAGAACTACACCTAAACCTGCTGATAGAAAGATTTACAACATTGGTATTCAAGAAAAGCGTCAAGGCTTGATGATGACAACACCTTTATTATATGAAATTGCCACTCAATCTGTTATTACTAGAACATGTACAACTCAATTAAAAAATGAAGTATTTAGAAGAGGATATGAATGGAAGAAAGAGTTTTCTGAAAAGTGTCCTAAGTGCAAAAAGGAACATGAGAATCCTGTTGAAGTTTGTTCTGAATGCGGCCATCTTCAATTACAAAAACCTAGTAAGAAACAATTAGAATATGCTAAGAATTTTTTGAATGGTTATGTTAATAAGTCTAATCAATTATTCATTGATGTGCTTAAAGAAATAGAAGATGATTTGAATATTGTCGATGATGCTTATTTAGTATTGGTTAAAGAATATTTCTTAGATAGTAACGGTGAAATTAGAATGCATCGTATCAAAGAAATTTATCGTGGCGACCCTATTACTATGGCCATTTATAGTGACGAAGATGGCGTAAGAGGAACAAAAGGTTTCACTTCTCTTAATGATAGAAATTTTATTTCTGATGACCCATATGAATGTCATCCAGAAACCCATGAAACATTACATCCTGTTCATTATGTTAATAGAGCAAAGGGAGAAGAACAGTATTTTATTGAGGGTGAAGTCTTACATTTCAGTAAATATTCTCCTTCAAGATTATATGGTCAATCTCCTGTGTTAACATTATTTAGTCACATTACTACTCTTATTGCTATGGAAAGTTATGTTAATACTTCCTATACTAAGAGTCGTATGCCAAGAGGATTACTTGCAGTTCAAACTCGCAATATGGAATCAATGAGAACATTTTGGCGTTCTGTTAAAGAGAAGATGGAAGAAGATAAACACTTCATTCCGGTTATGGGCATTGAGGCGGATAATGGAAAGGGTTCTGTTGAGTGGATTAAGTTTATGGATTCACTTAAGGAGATGGATTATGTTGCAGTTAAGGAAGATTTACGAGATAGAATTGCGGCTTTCTATGGTGTAAGTAAAATCTTTATGGCAGACAATTCTGCAAGTGGTGGATTAAATAATGAGGGTATGCAAATCCTTGTTACTAACAGGGCAGTTGAAATGGCACAGAATGTATACAATTTATATGTTTTCCCTTGGTTAACTGAACAGTTTGGAATTACTGATTGGAAATTAATTTTACCACCATCTGAGGAAGAAGATGAAATTGCAGTAATGCGAAAGAGAGAAATTGAAGTTAATATTGCTGCTTCAATTAAAAATCTCGGTTTTGATATTGATATGAATGAAGAGGGTGAATTTACATTTAAGAAGATTGTAGAAGAACCTCAACCAAAACCCCAAGAAGGAGGTCAAGCCCAAAAAGACCCATACGCGGGAACAAACATTGATGCTAGTCAATTAGGACAAATGCAAGAACAAGCACTGATGGGAGGTAAAGATTCACCTGAAGGGGGAGGTTCAAATAGAAACAAACCGCGTATGAGCGTAGGGCCACCGGATAGGAATACAGGATTACCGCAAGAAGCGGCAAATAACAATGTTGATAGAAGAACCGAAACAAGGTGATTTTAGATGAATTGGTGGGATATTCTTAAAGTTCAACAAACACTTGATGTAGGTGGAACTCCTACAAAACCGGTTTCAGAAGGTTTGGGTATAACAGGGTTACAACAAAGAGCGGCTACAAGTCAACAATACCAACCATCAGGTTATGCAATACAACCTGAACAGCAGAAATTATTTCAGGAATACGGCAAACCAACAGAACAACAAGAACCACAACAAGGATATTATGATACATTTACTCCACAATCAGGAGAAACCGGTGGCGGGGGTGGTGGTGCAGATGATTCTGATGTTGGAGAAATCGCCCAAACAAGAGAAAATGTTCAAAGGGCAAGAGAAAATCTTATTCAACAACCACAGGGTCAAAAGGCTCATGAAATAGCACAAGTAGTAACTGATTTAAGTGCTGCTTTAATGGACCCTGTTAATCAAAGAGATATAGCAGTTCAAGCAAAAAGAAAATTACATGAAGCATTTCCTATGGCGAATTAAAGAGGAATAATTATGACAAGTAGAGAAGAATTAGCAAAGGTTCGTAAAGAACTACAAGCCGCAGAAAGAGCGGTTGCGATGAAAGAAAGAAAGGAAGTAAAGCAAAATAGAAACATGGGTCCGGTTGGATTACCAAGTGCAGAAACAAATCATAATCCAAGAAGTCAAGTAAAAGACTTAGATTATGTTGTTCATCTTCCGCCCAAACAAAAGAAGCGTCACGAAAATAAGTGGTGATTAAAATGGGTAGTTTGCTTAAGGCTTATTTAAGGGGTGATACTGACCCCATTATGTTAGCCAAAGCATACTATGAAGATATGGTCTATAAATCTGTTTCTGAGGTAGAAGATTTAATTAAGGAAACTTTGACCTTTGATATGGATAAGGATATGAAACTTTGGATGCAAGAAGTTAAAGAAGCCCAAGATGAAATTAAGTTTTGGAAAGGATTAGTTTCTAATTTAGAAGAGGCTAATATATTTGGCTTTAAAACTATGTTGCAAGAAGCACAAAGAGAAGATGCTGGTGATATTGAAACTATAAATATAGAAGAAGTCCCTGCATATATTAAAGAATTAGAAAACCATATCAAAAACGTTCAGGCTAATATCAATGATGCTAATGAAGAATATGAATTAGTTGTAAAAAAAATAGTAGGAATGGATGTTGAAGATTGGGAAAGGGGTCAGACATATTGGGATGAAGATACCGGAGAAAAAGTTGAAAATTGGCCACCTGAAGTTTATATTGAAATTCATGAATTAGGGTTAAATTCTATTAGAAGTAGATTAAAAGATTTTGAGGACAGATTTCAATCTTTAAAAGATGCTGGTGAAATATCTGGTATTAGACCTGAAAAATTAGCAAGAGTTGAAAGGGCTATTAACTCTAAAATTCAAGAATTTGAACAAATGTCCGTTAAAGATAGACCCTCACTAAGACAACGAAATGAAACACTTGCAGCAATTCAAAGTGAAATTAGTAATAACTCTAGTGAAGAATGGCGTTGGAAGTATTATGAGAATGAGATTAAGAATTTAAAACTTAAAGAGAAGAAAAGTGTTGAGAGTTTAAACAAGTTTAAAATTATGACTCAATACACTAAGGATATAGAAGAGATAAAATCAAAAATGAATAAGAAAGGATATGAATTAGTAAGTCCTCCTCAAATTGAAATTAAGAATGGTGTTCCTGAATTTATAAATCCTAATTATTATTTTACAAAACTTATTGACCCTAAGAATGATAAAATTCCTGAACATCAATGGGAAAAGAAGCATTATGAGTATGATGCTAAAACTGATGAAATAAAGGAATTAAAACCTGAAGAAGTTGAAAGTAAGGCTACTACACAAGCCGAACATAGAATGCGGTTTTCAGATGAAAAATGGTGGAAACAGTTATCGAGAACTGCTGATAGGGTTACTGATTCACCAGATGTTAAAAGTAAAAAAATATTTCAAAATGCTTTAAGAAAGTTTTTTGAAGGTTTCAAGGGAACTAGATTTGATGAACCTGCTATTTCAGGTAACACGAATTCTGGAATTGGTGGTAGAGAAGATGGTAAAGAAATTAAAGAAAATCCAAATGTTAGATTAAATAATTTAACTAGGTTATATGCTTTATTTGAAGAACACGTTTCTCAACCTGTTAATAGGAGTAAAAACATTGATATAATCATGGCAGGATTAAAAGCGGAAATAGAGCATTTAGAAACTGTTTTTGATAGAAAGAGAGATAAAGAAGGGCAGGTTCCTAATAAAGATATGGGTAAAAAAATTCTTAAAACTTTAATACAATCATTAACTGGTATTTATGAATCTGCTAAAAATTATAAGGGTGGAGATTATCCTGAAAAATTAATTAAGAATGTTAATAAAGTTAAAAGAACTAGGTTAACTATTTCTGAACTTAAAACTTTTTCTTTGAATAAAGTTACTGTTAAATCTTTACTACAATCAAATGATAGAGAAGTTAAAGATAGAGCGAAATTTTTATTGGATACTTTTGATGAAGATTGGTCACCATTCAAAAAAGTTGTTAAATTATTAAATAGACCAATTGGTAGAGAAGATAATAAATTAATTGATGTTATTGCTGATGTTTGGGATAAGGAAGGAGTTTATAAGCCCCCAACTAAAAGAGGAAGAGAAGAACAAAGCCGACTTAATATGTTATTAGATGAGGCTTTAGGGGAATTTGAGAAAACATTAGATGAGCAAGAAAATGCTGTTACTCAAATTGCTGACCCTGAATTAGAAGAAAAAATTGAACAAAATTTAGAATGGATGGCAGTTATGTTGGAATATCTTGAAGATGGGATAGATTTTGAAGATAGGGAATATTCAGAAGATGAAGATGAGGATGAATTATTACAATGGTTTGCTAACACAGTAACTGAATTTAGAAATAGAGTTTGGGAAGTAATGCGAAGATTAAATCCTGATGACCCTGATTTCAAAAGGATTAAAGAGATAAAAGATAAAATTATTGATGAAGTTAAGAATATCCCTAGGGTTTCTAATTTAGTAGAAGATTTAGTTAAGATTAGAAGTACTAATTCTGAGTATATTCTTAATGAGAGATTGGCCAAAGTAGAAAGTATGGCAAACGCTATTGCTATGGCAAAATTAGGAGGGAGAGATGACCTTAAATTCTTATTAAAAGAAGATGGTTCTTTAAATGAGGATTTAACTAAAAAATGGATTGAAACTCAATTAGAAGATGCTAAATCTAATAAGGGTAGAAGTAAAAGAAACAGACTCATTAATAAAATTATTAATAATTCAGAAATTTTAGAAAAGGATGTTAATTATGACCTTAAGCAAACTCTTTCTAGAAATAGACAAATGGCTAAAGAAATAGATGGAGAATATGAAGAATATGATGAAACAGATGTAGGGCAAAGGCAAACTGAAGAAATGATGGAAGGTACAGAAGAAATATATGACGAATTACCTGATGAACCTGAGCCCGAAGAAGAATCAGAAGAACAAAGAAGATTAGATGAAGATGAGGATTGGTGATTAAATGGAACAATGGAAAGAACTGTTAAAAGAAGATAGGGGATTACTACTTAGTTTAGAACCTAAAGAAAGAAAAAAATTAAAGAAGATTTTACAATCCGCAGAGCCTTCCGAGTATTTTGGTCAAGATTACGCTAAGATGGGAGAATTAGTAGATATGCTTAGAGAATTAGATTTAATTAAAAGTGATAAGAAAATGACAAAAAGAATGAAAACGTTATCTGAAAAAAATGTAGATATTGTTGCTTCTGCTGCTAAATTAAGAAAGGAGTATGAAGACACATATCGACAATTAAGAGAAATAGTTTATCCTAAAAGTAAGGGGGAACGAAAGAAATGACAGAAGAGAAAGATGAAACACTAGAGATTCTGAAATTACTAGTAAGTAAGATTCAGAAACTAGAAGAAACAGTTTATGACAATGAGAATGTATTGATGAAGTCGGGATTTGTTGTTGCAAATACCCCCGTTCCTAAAATGGATAAAGGTTCAGGAATTATGCCTGATTCAGACCAAATATCCAAAATGAGTTGGGATGAAATCAATCAATTAGTAGCGCGAATGGAGGGACAGTAAATGGATGCAAATAAGTTATTAAAGAAATTAGAAGAAATTAAGGTTGAAGCCTATAATAATCTTAGTAGTGCTGAAAAGGATAGTCCTCTTCAGGTAGAATCCGAAACAGAATTTGAACTTGATGAAGATGCTAAAGGTGAAGATGTGAAAATTGAGAGAACAAAAGGGGAAAATTACAAACTTCCTGATACTCTTAGTAGAACTACACCTATGGCCGGACCAACTAAGCACAATCCTAAAGAAAAGGTTTATGTTACTGATGGTACATTAAAATCTACTAGAGAAAAATTAGATGAATTTAAACAATTTTTACAAATTAATAAATTTAAAAATGTAGATTCTTCGGGAGAAGCCTTTGAGCCAAAAACACCTGAAGAAATGGTTAGACCTGCTGAATCTGGCCTTATTCAAGCGATTGATTTACTTAGAACTAGGGTAGAAGATTTGGAAGATATGCCTGAAAATATGCAAGATGATGTGTGGTTTTCTGAATTAGAACACGCTAAAGTAGAATTGTCTCAATTAGAAGACCAATTGGCTAATTTAGATAATCCTAATTGGAAACCATTTAAGAAAAATGACCCAATGGCTACTGCTCAATTAGTTCTTGAAGAAGGACCAAAAAATGATAAGGAAAAGCAGATTCATTTGATGTTAAGAGATGCCCACGCCAAGAATGATGAAAATTCTGTTAGGCAGATTTTAATGATGCTACCACAAGGTATGTGAAGATAAAATGTCATCAAGTGGAGTCTTGTTTGAAAAGGATATTAATCCTGTTTCAAGGCGCATTCAGCGTCTTTTTGAAGGGATTAGAGCAGCGTATCTTTCTGCCAAACAAGACCCTAAAGAATATAGTAAAGCATGGGCTAAAGAATTAGATGCGTTGTATGAAGATTATAACGCTACTGATGATTTAGCATCGGCTTTAAGAGAAGTAATTAATGATGATGATATTGAATCTTCTTCTGCAAAAAATCCAGAATCACATATTGCTGAAAAAATATATGAAGCAATTAAAGAATTAAGATATGAGTCTGAACATGTTAAAGACCCATTTTCGAAGAAATTTAAGGACCAAACATTAGAAAAACTAATGAGTGATAAAGGTCTACTTGCATCATTTATCCATTGGGCTATGAGAAAGGAGAATAACGCACTTCCAATTGAAGTTTGGGAAAAGTACCTGCCTAAAGGCGACACAATCACCGATGGGTATGCGGGTCTTGACCTACATAGTAAGGACATACCCCTCTACATTATGGAACATTACGGTGATAAGAAAAATACACAAGGGGTTAAAGGCAAAGTTAAGGCTTCTATGGGCCTATTGGAAGATATATACGAAGAAAATTACTCATCTACGGATTGGAAACTACTGCAAGGTGTCGAGATTCTGAAAGAAGAAAAAGCAGATATTGACTTTATTACTCCAAATAAACCTATGTATCGAATTTTTGAATTAGAAGATATAAATGAATTAAGAGGGTTTACTGGTGAATGGTTGGTTCAAGAGAAGTATGATGGAATGCGTATTCAACTTCATAAAATAGATGATAAGGTTAAAATCTATTCTTTTAACGGTAAAGATATTACTGATAAATGCCCTAAGCAGGTAGAGATTCTTAAGCAGAAAAAATTTGGAGAATGTATTTTAGACGGGGAATTAATGTTATTTGAAAAAGATAAACCTTTACATAGGGCTCAAGTTGTTTCTCATATATTTAAAGGTGTAGAAACAGAAGGCGATTTGAAGGCTCATGTTTTTGATATTATGAGACATAATGACAGAGATATAACTGAAGAACCACTTCAAGATAGAATACAAATTCTTTTCCAAAACTATTCAATGCACTCTGATGAAATGTTAGCATTCCCTTCTAAGAAAGATACTCGTATTGCTGATAGCATTAAAGATATTGGTCAATATGCTAAAAGTATTATGGAAATTCCTACCGCTGAAGGTGTAGTAATTAAAGATATGCAATCAACTTATATTAAAGGGGCTAAAAAGAATCCTAAATGGATTAAGTGGAAGAAATTTGTTGATTTGGATTTAATTGTTTTAGATAAAAAGAAAACCAAATCTAATTTGTTTTCTTATACTTTGGGTGCTGGGCCTGTTACTATTGAAGAATCTAGAGAAATGTCTACTAAAAAAGTAAATGATAGATATTATTTAAATGTTGGTAAGGCATTAAATACTAAAGAAGATGTTGAAGTGGGTTCTATTATTCGAGTTAAGGTTGATGAAGTTAGACGTAATAAAAAGAATGAATTTAGAATTTATACTGCCAAATTTGTTGAAATCCCTGAAGTCCAATTACCTGATAAAGTAGTGACTTTAGAATTTTTAGCAGATTCCAAAGATGGTAAATCCACAGATTACAAAACTTCAGCATTAACCAAAGCAATTATAATTACTGATAATATCCATGGTGAAGCCGAAGTTATTTGTAAAGAAGATTTAGATGGGTTTACTATTTACGGATTTAAAGAAGATAACTTAATGGCTAAGAATGCTATGTTAGATATTGATTTATGGAAAGAGCAGGTTGGGGAAATTTATAAGGAAAGAAAGGGAAAACTTAGAGTTGGTATCAAAAATTTCTTAGAACAGGAACCTGATAATACTGCCTCAATTGAGAAAATTATTGAGTATCTTTCTCAAGATAAAGGTCTAGCAGAATTATATAGTGAAATTTTTGATAATAATTCCAAAAAATTAATTGAATATTTAAAAAACCAAGCAGAAGATATTATTTATTCAGGAAATAATCAATTCATTGCTGATGATAGTGTTATTGAAAAAGATGAATCAGATTACAAAACACCTGATAACTATAGACAGGGTAAATTTAAAATATATTTAAGAAAAGATGAAAATATCTCATTTACATTTATGTTAGATGATGTTAAGTTAGGTTGGGAAATTCAAATTAAGTCTATTGATGATGTATTTAACTTATTTGGCAAGGCAGGTAAATATCCAGCCCAAATACAAAAAACAGTTTCTAAAGAAAAACTTATTGATGAGGGTGATATTGAATTAGGAGTTCAAAGGCATGGTTATCACGAATATTTTATTAAGGGCGATAAATTTGATACTAAACTCCATTTAAGAGTTATTCCTCTAAAAGGTCAAAAGCAATGGTTAGCATTTACTAGTTTTGAAGATGAACCTGTTGAACCCAAAACAGACGATGGAATATGGGATATTCGGGAGGACAAGAACAAAGATTTGTCCTTCACAACCCTTGATTGACCTTCCCTTAATATAGTAATCTCGGAATGTGGTAATATGTCGGCGGCAACTATGCTCAAGACTGTAAGTATGAATCCAATGGATTTTAAGATATTAAAGTCAGATGATTTACATATTGGTGGATATGCGTCTATTGAAATTGTAGATAAGCAAAATGATTTGATTACACTTGAAGCATTAGATGAAGCAGTAAAAAAGTTTATGGTCGATACAAAATATAGAAATGTAATGACAAACCATTCTAATGTTCAGGTTGGAGAAGTAATTAAAGAATACCGAGATACAACAGGAAGACTATGGAAAACAGGCGTAGATGATGTTGGGTTTTTCGTTGTAATTAAATTGAGAGATGATATTGAAAAGGCTAAAGAAGTTAGTCGAGAAATTAGAAAGGGTACACTACGTTCATTTAGTATTGGAGGCCAAGCATTAGAAAAGCGAAAGCGAAATAATGAAGAATTAGGCGACTACAATGAGATTAGTAAATTAGAATTACATGAAGTTACTATTTGTGAAAAAGGAATTAATCCAGAAGCAAAGTTTGATATTCTTAAACAAGAGGTGAATAATATGACAAATATTGAAGACGCAATTAAAGAACTAAATAGTTTATTAAAGTCTATTGGTGAAGGGATGGAAACTCCTGATGAAGTAGAAGCAAGATTGCTTGAATTTGGTGATGACGATAATCACCCTGAAGTCAAGTTTAATCCTGAAGATACAAGAGGCGCACTTGGAGGTGCAGGTGGAGTAGAAATGCCAACAGAAGAAAGAGATGCTTTACGCGCTCAAAGTGAAGAAGATAGAATTGCCGCAATTCGCGGTGAAGATGATAGTGATTTTGAAGGAATGGATATGGAAAAAACAGAATCCGAAGGTACGGAGGAATTAAAAATGACAGAAGAAGATGTAATTGAAAACGAGGAATATATGGATTCCTCCGAAGATGACTTAGAAATGACAGAAAAAGCAGAAACGGACTTACCGACAGGCTCTCTTGAAAGAGGCGAACAGTCAGAAGTTATTGTTGAAGGTGGAAAACCTCGACCAAAGCATGACCAAATGGATTCACGCATGACAACAGGCGGTTCACCAAATCCGACTGATGTTGGTAAATCAACATGGAGTGGTGAAACACACGGTCTTGATTTGAGCCATGAAAATCTTGAAAAGGCTTATCAACAGTTTAAGGCAGAGCAAATGGAGAAACTTGCTTATGAAGATATTAAGCGCAGTTTCGCTACTCGCCTTGAGTCAGAATTGGCAGTTAAGAAGAGTGCAGTTGAGCGAGCAGAATATGATGCTCATGCTGAAGTAACTGAATTGAAAAAGCAATTTAGTGAATTACTTGATACTCTCAAGAATGATGCAGAAATGACTATTGCAAAACAACAAAAGGCAGTAGCAGATTTGAATATCCCATCTTACGAAGATATTGCAAAGATGGATTGGAACGAGATTCACCTAACAATGCAGCGATTGGAGGAACGACGCTGAAATTTAGAGTGACAGAAATAAAAGGTGATTAAAATGACAAAATATATTAACACATTAAAAGATTTGGAAGCAGCAACATACGGTAATTTTGGGAACAATGATGTTCTTAAGGCTTCAGGAATGGTCGGTGGATTACACACAGGACACGATGGAACCGCAACAACTGTATTGGGCGGAAGTGCAACGGCAGCAAATGTAGGAAATATCTACAATGTAATTTATGGGCAGAAAGTTTGGTCTATGCTAAATCAGGAAATTAATCCTCTTAGTATTTTGCCAAAGCGACCATATACCTCAAGTGGTTGGAGAGTAATGATTAACCGACCTGCTGGTGGTTCTGACCCTGCATTTGGAATTGGAAATACTGCTTATTCAGCGGGTTCTTCATTGAATACTCCTAAAGCAGACCAAATTGGTGGTGTAGATGAAAACCACGGTCTTGGTGATGCTGGATTACAAGCACTAGCCCCTGAATACACCACACTCTATATGAGTCCAAAAACTGTGGCGCACATGTTCGATTATTCAGAACTTGCCGCAGAAATGGCTAAAATTGACGACGGTATTGGTGACATTAGAGCAATTATTCGAGAAGATATGGGTAAATTCCACGCTGAGGTTCAATCAGTAATGTTGGTTATGCCACTTCAGAATTATGACCATGCTTCAACGGCTTATGCAAACATTGAGAGAAATTATACTTCTCTAAACAAGATTGTTACTTCGGCTTCTGAACTACAATCATTGGCTGGTGCGAGTTTAATTGCAGGAACAGCAGGTTCTCTAAGTGACCAAATTGCAAAGATTTACAGTAATGATGACCGAGATGTTGCTGCACCTAATAATGCAGGTTATATGGATGCAACAGTCAATTTGGGTGCAGGTTACGGTGCGGCTCAAGTACGCGCATTAACTACAACACTCTTGAATACTCTAATTCAGGATATGAGAACTGCTGGTGGTACACCAAAGGTTGTTCTAACTGGATATGATACTGTTCAGACTATTGCTGACCTATTGCAAAGCCAAGAGCGATTCTTGGAGAGAAAGGAAATTATTCCTACTCATGCAGGTGTAAAGGGTGTTAAAGGTCGAGAAGTCGGTTTCCGAGTTGCAACATATTTCGATATTCCGCTAATTCCATGTAAAGACATGGCAAAGACCGGACAAGGTGCAACAAAGATTAGTGACTTGCTTTTCCTTGATACTGACCATATTTGGATGGCAGTTATGAAACCAACTCAATACTTCGAGGATGGTATTAATCACGGAAACCCATTCGGTCTTGGAACTCTCGGAAATCGGGGTATGTTCCGAACAATGGGTGAAGTCGGTTGTACTTTCTTTAAGGGACAAGGCAAACTAACAAATGTACAGTGATTGGAGTCACTTTAAATTAATAAAAGGTGATTTAAAATGACACATACAGTAACATTGTTAGCAAACCATAAGGGTATTACAACCCCAAGAGTAATGGGCGATGAATATGTGGTTGATGCAGTAGTTGATATTACATCTTATACCGCAAATGGAGAGGCTTTGACGGCAAGCCAATTTGGTCTTTCTTCAATTAATGCAGTAATGGTCACAGGTATTTCTGTTGATACCATTTCCGGCGGATATGAAGCAAGAATGATTGCGCCTGAAGTAGTTTCAGGTGCGGCATCAGGTGGAAAATACTCTTCTACATCAATTGCTGATTTCCAAATTCATGCAAAAGAAGCGAGTAGCACAGATAATATCGGTGAAATTCGATTGAGAATTTGGGGCCAAATTTAAGGTGATTAAATGGCAAAAATGACTTTATTAGCAGATATTCCTAGAGGGCTTTTGGTTCTTGAAGGAATTGAAGGTGAGGGGCCATTTACGCTGTTTAAAGATGTTGAAACTGAAGTCCATGCAAAAAGAGCACTTTCCTATTTAGGAGATTCTTCATTCAAAGTAGTTTTGAGTGAATCAGAATTAGATGCTTTAGATGAAAAATCTTTAGCATTTGGTGCTACTTTGCTTGGTCTTGATGATGCTTCTGATGTAAAAAAGGCTTTACTACCAAAGAAGAAATCAACAGCCCAAAAGGTAAAAGAAACAGTCAAGGTAGTTACTTCCTCAGTAACCCCAACAACCACAAACGACCAATCCTCGGATGAGGCT